CTTTTCGAAAACCCGTACGCCTACTGGTAGAACGAGATTCTCCGAAAAGCATCCGCTCAATACCCTGGCTTACAATATCAGCAATCGTATCTTTCATAGCTGGGACGAGCACCTCAAATATGACATAGCTCCCAACATTCTTAGCCTCTCCGCCAATAAATGTTTCGTGCAGTCTCTTACCCAAGGGCTTCTTTCGTTGTACAACTTTGCCCGTAACAACCTTTTCAACCTTCTTAGGCTCCGGTTTAGGAGTCTCTTGTGGCCGATTCATATGGCTATTGGACGGGAGGTCATGTTCGGCCATGTATCCTCGATTCTAAGGCAAAAGTCAAATCCCTTGTTCAGGGACATGACTTCGAGAATTAATTAGATTGGGTTTGGGCCGTGACGTTCTTCGTCCACCACTCGGCGATCGCTTCGATTTTCTGGTTGGTCCATTTCTCAGCTCCTTCCGCAGCCATCATCCCAATAACAATTGCAGCGACCCAAGCCTCCACTTGCTGGTGGGGTTTGGATACGTTAACGTTGTTACCAACGATGTTGGATACGGTGAAACTAACACTGGAGCCAACCACAAACTTAGTGATCAGCTTGGCGGCTTCGATTCTAGTCATGGGTGGTCCTTTCTATTAGGGTCTCATTACAGACCATGTTTTTTATGCGATAGCTAGGGCACATTTTTTACGTGCAGGGCCGTCTTCGGCTGTCGTTTAAGGAAAGGCATCCGGAATAGGGCTTACCGCTTGAGACCCAATGCCCTGTTTGCCTAACCCCCGATCGCTATCACTATTCAGAAACTCGCTTAATCATTGCTGAAACAAGCAGATGCTTCGGAACATTTCCCTTATTTTCACTAAGTAATTTTTCAACCTCCTCGAGAGGCATTGCAAAGAACTCTTCAGGGGTATAATCCTGAATAGTCTTTGACGGCGTTGGTCTTGGACGAAGATGTTCATCTGGATCTGTGATAGTACGAATAAATTCTTTCTTAGACGTCTCTTCTGATGGCAGCTGAATTACACCAGAATTGATCTTGTCAGTGACTATCTTACTTACATCGGACGGAACAACACCAACGATGAATGCAGCGGCCGCTTCGGCATCCGTAACCATCTCCATAAACAGAACAGAATATGCCTCTGTCTGCATGAATTCATTGGTGATTTCAGGAGTCTTGATGAACCTCTTCCCATCCTCAGATCGACGACCAACAGTCTGCTTGATAATCATCTCGAATGTATCGAGAATTTTACGTCGATCCTCTTCTGCTAGAATGCCCTGAAGCTTCTTTGCAAGCCCACCCGGCTCGACGAGCTCCATCTTGGCAATCTCAGCCTTGGTGAGGTTGAAGTAAAAATCCTCGGCAAGCTCTTTGCCGTCGAGGTCGTGGTAGGTGATGGACTTCTTGAGCACGTTGGCTCCCCTATCCTTAGTTACGACGTAGCACGTCGCGTATTGGTGAGTGAATATACGAGGTAAGAAGCAACGACCCGTTCGGACAATTCGTATGCCAGTACATAAGATCGTTACAATATGCCCAGTGCGTGTAATACCCCATGGCGTGCACTAGTTCGTGCTTGATCAAATTAAGTCGTCGAGTGTACGACCACCATGCACGTTGCGGGTTGATGTAGATTACGAATCCTGTGGTTGTGCTTCGAGTTACTGCCGCCCAATCAGATCGGATAGTCTTCTCGTATACACGGATACATTTGTAACCGCTACGACATTTCCCATAGACCATGACAGAACCGGTATAGTAATCGACCCATGGCTCAGCAACAGTAACTGGCCATTTAGAACCGGTGTGATCTTCCACATAGACGTAACGAGTTACTGCATTCGCTGACGTCGCCGGAATCACGACCAGTCCTACCATCATGAATATAGCGAGAATCAAACGAAGAAGTCTCATTCCGAGACCTCCTCCAGCTCGAACCGGGTAACGTTACGGCCAGCAACAATGTTGCTGATGACCATGACAACGATGCCAGTGGCCAGACCAGTTGCGAACCGCTTGTTCATCACAGCATTCTTGAGCGTCTTGAGGTGCTTCATTGCTTTCTCCTTTGTTCGTTATTGTAAACGGTAGTAGTGTCTTACGGGGTGTACAGTAAAATCGATAGATATACAAGGACTTCGGCCGTCTTGGGAAATAACCGCAGAGAACTTCAGATCCATCAGTTTGTCAGAATTCCAACCAACTTCATCTGAATTGGCCGTATGCGGTAATCCGATCAGATCATAGAAATCCGTCAACGAAGCATACGAATCACTAAGGACCTGTGCGTTGATGTCGTTCTGAGCCTTTCGAAGAGTCTCCATATCAGAGAGAAAATATCGACCGGTATATGCCTCATGACAAAGCACAGTACCGGCACCCGCAATGATGATCTCTTGAGACCCTACCGGATTACGATCAACCCGATCTTGAGCGATCTCATCACGAGCTTCTTGTTCTTTCTTTGGACCAAGCTTCTCAATGATCTTCGTTTTGTACTCTTCAAAGGCCCGTTCAGATATGGCGTAAGCTGCGGCTAATGCAGCTGCGCGACGAGTACCAATTCGGTTCGCACCGATAATAGCCGATATAGTTAGCGCTGCGGTAATGGCTGCTGGAATATAACACTTCCATGTCAGCTGAAACATCTCCTTGACATCGGCTTGACCATAATGATCATTGTCATTGAGAATGAGAGCAGCCTTAAACGATGCCTTACCCGTGAGATATGCTGTCGTCAGGGCCCCCGTAACCCCAACGGCAGTGAGAATTGCGGGCGAGTTATCAGCAGCGAGCTTACCTCCTCGAGCGAGGATCTCACGTAAAGTCTTGATATAACTCACCCCTTCTCACGTAGTCTTCGAACCAATCGAGATCATCCTGTTCTTTCTGTTCTTTACGAAAGAGTTCTATCTCCGAATCCCAGAAGTTAATGAGATTCACTTCCCTTTCTACTCGATGTAAACCCAAAAGCAGGGAGGATGCGCGTCTCTTCCGGGTTTTTCTCGTAAATAACAGTAGGAGCATCAGGATTAGAACGATGCCCAGGATCCACGCGTACGTCTGGCCCATGATAGCCCAGAGATCGCTGAGTGGTAGTGTTCCGCCTGGACGGTTTTCGATCGGTACGTCGCTCATGCTTCGCCCTTTCCTTCGTGTGGCACTTGCATCGGAGAGTCATTGTGAAATATACCGACATCACGGATACCACAACGGACAGAATGCTAAGGCCCACGGCGATTAGCATAACTCCGAACAAGTCCCGGACTGACTCGTCCATGTCATTACCTTTCGTTCGATGGGCAAAAGGAAAACCCAAACACCGTGTTAGGGTGCTGGGCTTTTTGTACCGTGAGGAACCTGTAGGTCAGCTCTTGTCGCCGAATTTCTTCTCGAGCACGTAAGTCACAACGCCGACGCCGACGATGGTTGCGATTGTCACAGCGGCTTTCGCTGCGAGAATCTTGGCCATGTCAGCACCGGTCATGATCTCTACGGCTTTCGCTGAGTTCGGATTCGTGGGCATGGTGGGGTCCTTTCTGGTAATGGGTCTCATACTAAGCCATGTAAATTCTGCGACCTTTTACGAAAACCTCTCCCGGGGAATTTTTAAGAAGAAAAAACGAGATGCCTTTTAGGGCACCTCGCTCTGAGATATGCGGGAAGGGGACCTAGTTCTAGTGTCCTGCGACTTGGTGTGCGTTGGTCATGAGATCGTATAGAGCAACAGATTCGGGTAGGCTGAGCATTAATTCTTCTTTTCCGGCATCGCCGACGATCGAGATTAATACTCCGCTTGAGTCGAAGCTAAACTCTACAATAGATTTGTCAGTACCTTCGATCACCAATCTGGATATAGTAACCATTGGTCTTCCTTTCAGTAGTGGTCTCATAACAAGACCCGTAATTCGTGCGAAAAAAATGAGAAGGCGAGTTTAGCTCTCTCCTTACCCTTGCGGGGATCGCATCGAAGCGAACGAGCAGTTTACCTCTCTTCTCACTATAGAACTTGTAATTCTTGCGAAAAAAATGAGAATCTGCCGGGTCGCAAAATCCGACTGGTGTACTAATAATAACAGCTCTTTCTTCTCACTATAAGATGAGTAATCCTTGCGAAAAATATAAGCTATGTTTGGGGCAAAACATAGAAGGTGTGTAGCGGGGAAGTCTACACACCTCCTACGTCTCATCCCATAGGGTCGGGTTGGAGTGTCACTTAAGCTTCAGCACGAAGCTCAGAGCTTTCGAGGTGATGACATGTGCGTGTTCGTAGCCTACTATGATGATGATTCCTAGAAGATTTCCGGCTACGAGTAGAATCGTGTCTGGGCTTATTCGCTTGGGAGCATGTTGCTCTTTCAGCTTATATAACTTCGGCAGTTCATCTACAATCGCAGTGAATATCTTTGGGTCGGTCTCATCCTCAGATAAGCGAACGAGTAATGCTTTAATCGCCTTGTCAAGCTCTTCAGTGGGCTTTGGGCTTTTGGTGAACATATACTCTCCTTAACTAATGGGTCTCATAATAGGAGATGTTTTATACGCGACCTTTAGTAATTAATCACAGGAGGAACTTCAGGCTGAACGACCTTGAATACGACAGACTGTTTAGTGACTAGTGCATCCAAATCTACGTTCTTCATTCGAAGCGTAGATCCATCTTCGTGATTCTCAATAGCGAGAGTACCATCATACTGATCTTCATTCTGGTTATAAGTTCTAGTTGAAACGCCCAAAAGTATGCCAAGAAACAAGGCAATGGCTGATACTGTACCAACCACCTCTTCTGGGTAAGGAAGACCCCATAGCTGGGCCAGAGTAAAATAAAGAGTCCCTGAGCCAGGAAGTCCTAATTGAACCACCTTCTTTAGGACCTGATAAAGCTTATCGTTAAATAACACCCAAAACACCTGCTTTCTAATTAGATCGTCTCTTTCCAAATACCAAGTTTTTTGACCCAAGGTCTAGCTAGTTCCCAAACGCCAGCCACTCTAACGTAAGGGATAGCCGGTTTCCAAACTCCATTTTGTTTAACTCGAGCTCCTGCGATTGTCGTTGCATTAGCAGATTGGGAATATAATCCATTCCCATACGTATTGATCGCTCGAACGAAGAAGTAATACTTAGTACCTGGGATCAGTCCACTAATTACTTTAGGAGATGTTCCTGAAACTATCGTTGCTCCAGCAACTGTATTTGAAGTATTATACGCAACTTGATAACTTGTAATTATTGATCCACCATTAAAAGGTGGAATCCAAGTCACGCTTACTTCGACTTGCGACACATTAATTAAAGATGGAGTATTAGGAGCATTGGGAACATCATGCATAGTCACTTCTGCTCTAGCAGACCAAGGACTAAATCCAGCAACATTATGGGTTCTAGCCCAAATATAATACTTTATACCTGGAAGGAGACTACCTATAGAGGTTGACCCATCAGAACTTATGATAGTAGCTCCGACACCTTGAGAGTCTATCCCATATCGAATTTGTCGACTATCAATTGGAGCTCCACCACTACCGTCCGTAAAAGTCACAAACATTGAAACGTTCGTAAGACTGGATATAACTGGTTTACTAGGTGCACCAGAAAGACGAGGAATAGTAGGAAGTGCCCACGAACCCGAATTATTTGATGTTTGACCTTGCCAGCCAGTCAAAGTTACAGACGCACTGAACGTTTTACTACCATCAGCATTATGCGCAATCGTTCTAGTGCCAGAAGCAGTTTGTAGCTTAAAAGTTCCAACGTCGTGGTTATGGCCCGAGTTGAAAATATGAACTCCGTCACCAGGATCATCATCATCATAGACGGTAACTCCATTAATGACAGCGTGTCCAAGACGAAGACCACGACAACTGTACTGATCAAAGCGCCATCCAACTTGCCAGGCAATCGTAGTAGTATTAGCAGAAACATTTTGTGAAACTACTTGCCAATCTAAATAACTATTCTCAGAACCTTCTACGGTATCCCCAAAGAGAGTAGCTGATGTAACCATCATCTACCTCCTAGGGAAGAACCTTGAAGTAAATGTCTCCATCATTACCACCGGATGGATCTGCCGTGCCTGAAGAAATCCCTGCGGCGGTTCTATAAGCAGACTTACCGATAGGAACGAGCGCCTTGACTTGCGCTATAAAATCTCTGGCGCGATTAATCTCTCTAGCGCCCCAACGGACGCGTCCCTCTTCCCCAGTATCAGGGACGAGAGGATATCCAGCAGCTACTGCGTCATCACCGACGGGCATACTGAGCCTCCTTAAGTAAAGTCGTCCCATTCCTCAGTAGTAAAGTCGCCCCATTCATCCCCAAGATCAAAGGTGATCCAAGAATCTGGTTGAACAAATTCATGAACCATCAAAGTGGGGTAGGAACGATCTCCTTCTTTGTCACTTACAAATATCTGTTCAGTAACTTGCATTATACTAGTAGTACCATCATCATCTCGAATCTCAACCAAATCTCCTAAATTATAATGAATTCCATACCTAAATTGACTGAGAGTCTGATGTATCTCACCATCTAGTCCGAAGAATTTACGATTCTTCGCAAGTTCTTCTATACCTCTAGTAATCATAAGCTCTGTAGCAACAGAAGGAGTAGGATCTGTAATATCCTGAGCTACAACCACTAATACGCGACGTTCAAAACCAGCTACTAATGGATCAACATCAGTTGGGTATACAATTTCTATTCCAACGGGAGACAATACGTAAGCGGTATTCTTATAAAAAGCATTAGTCTTTAGCAGTGAAGTATTATGAAGGTTTTCGAAATCAGGACTGAATATAACTGCAGCAAGAGTTGTTTGTTGAGTCGTTCGATCACTACCCATATAAACATCAAAATATAACTGACCATTAAGATCTCTTACCAAACGAAAACCCATTAAAAATTCATCACTCAAATTCTTAAGAGCTGTATAAAGATCTTTTGGATCAATTGCGTATATGATTTCTTCAGTTGGAAAAGGGATTGTATCTTCGGTAAAAATATTATCTTCAGTTACACCTGAGATAATGTCGCCAGTATCGAATACTCCTGTTACACAAATATCATGAAACAATTGATCGGCAATTTCTTTAGGAGTTCCTGTAAGAATCCATTTCGGATCTGTAGTTAATTCTGTGGTTGCATCAGGATATGCTAATCTTTGAGTAAAGATCGATTCAAGAGAAGGACCTTTAGCTTTTAAGACACGCCGACCTTCATCGTCTGTAATATCTTCAACAGTTTCAATTGTCATTACTCTATACGACTCATTATGAGTAAATCGTAAACCAGGAAGTATTAATTTACGATTCTCTGTTGACGAAATCATATGTAATTCAAAATCTCCAACTGAAGAAAATCTTTCAGTCCAGATAAGTAATTCAAATTTATCTACAACTGAAACACGACGATAAAGACTATCAAGAATATAAATCTCCATTACAAACCCCCATACTTTACAGTGTATTCAAGGGTGTAAGGAATGGCAGCTCCATCGGCAAATACTCTAAACTGATTAATGCCTTTAAACAATTCAATCCAAGCTGACTGAGGAGACATAGCATATAGAAGTGAACTTTCTACAGCAGATCGAGTTAATGTTATAAATTTATTACCAACGACAGTATTAATTCTCAATACATCATCTGCTTGAAGAACAGCAGCAAAATCCAATGTACGTACTAAGCCGTCTGGTGGTGTATGATAAATAGTAAATTCTGTTAAAGCACGATCCACTAAAAGAGTAAGTAATATGCCTGTTTCAACAGTTCCTGGATAATCAATTGGGAAAGTTGTAGTGGTAGATACGGTATCTTCCTCAATTTCTACCGAAGTTAATTCTACAAAATCGGGATCGAAACACATCACAGATATAACGACTTGAGGATCTTTGGCGAAGAGAGGAGTCTCGAAAGACTCCACCCTTCCTGTAATATCCACCTCAAGCCCATCGTCCAAGAAAAATCTAAGCTTAACCTCAGACTTAGGCATAAAGAACGAATATAGATTTTTACGTATGTCTCGAATGTTGTGAACTTCCCAATCTAATGGCTCGAGACCCAGAGTCAGTAAAATATTACGTGATTCTCGACGACTCGACTGAAACTGGGCCCCGTCCAGATTAGCGGTTGATGACGAAACAAGGGTTGCCTTTACAGGATCCAAACCCGAAATATCCTCGACGAAGATACCGTCGGTAATTTCTTCCAACGGTAGGGATAAAAGCATCCCGGAGGTTGACGTCCTAACTTCTACCTTGGTAAGCATTAAGGCAAACCTCCCTTCGTGGCTGATAGTTGATTCTTGGTCTGTCGGTAAATATCCGCCGAAGAAAGAGCCTTAGGCGAAGTGTTGTATTGGTTATAGGTAAAGATAGACTCTCCTCCACCAGAACCATCGTCAGTACGATCAATCTCATTCTGTCTCTGAATATCCGATACCTGTCGTGCTGCTATGTATGCAGTATTCACATCAATAGCCTTAGGCGTCAATATAGTATCTAATAGCGAAGCGTTTCGTCGCACACCAGAGAGATCAAGCACAGGACGGATAGTAGGAGACAGATCCATAGAACCGTTGATCTCATTAGACACTCCAGATATAGTCTTTTTCATGGACTTAAGTGCTTCCTTACCAATACCGGTAGAAGCTCTCTTAATAAAATAGCTGTACTTGGTCAATCCTGCAGCGAATCCTTCAGCAGAATATCGACCAACAAGTATGAACTTCTTGGATGGTGAACCAATGCCTAGGAAGTCCATAGCACTGTTCCACGCGTCCTTAGCCACTCCTACTGCTGCATCTTTAATACGACCACCGAAGCGCGAGAATCCCTTTACACATCCCTCCACGATAGCCAATGCCATATCAGCGCCAGCATCGCCAAGACGTTCTGAGTTGTCTCGAATTGCTTTGGTGATACCATTGATAAAGTTGATCAGAAGATTTACACCCGCTTGAATAACTCGAGGTAGATTCTTACCAATGGCATCCAAATATGCAACGATAATGTCGGTAGCTACAGTAACGACTCTTCCGATGTTGTCTCGAATGCCAGTCAGAATCCCAACTAGAATATTGAGACCTGCTCGAACCATCTTTGGAATCGACTGTTCAAGAACACCCAGCATCAATCCAAGAAGTTTAAGAAGAGTCTTGACCAATTGTGGACCAAGACGATCCATCTCTTTCAGAATCTGGATCAGAATATCAATCACAAGTTTAACGATCTTCGGTACAGCTTCAATCAGAATATCAATCAGCAACAGAAGTGCGATGCCGACCTGCTTAACAATGACTGGTACCATACCGATAAGTGCACTGACAATAGCAACAATTGCTGCAGCACCAGCCGCCCCAGCCACACTTAAAGCCGTGAGTCCAGCGGCAAATAAGAACACCCCTGCTCCAGCTAGGGCAAGACCTGCACCGATCAAAGTAAGAGCAACGCCCAAAAGAAGCATTGCGGGGATCACAGGAAGTAATGCCGCAGAAGAAAGTCCAAGAACAGCGAATGAAGCTGCTAAAGTTACAAGACCCTTGGTAACTTCACCCCAAGACATCTGGCTCAGAGCTAGTAACACTGGCAAGAATATCCTCAAAGCAGCTGAAACAATCAGTAAAGCTGCCGCTCCAGGAAGAGCCTGGGTCATTAATAAAATCGCAACAGATATGATAGCCAAAGAAGCAGCTAACACTTTAAGACTTTTTCCAATTTCCTCCCAGCTCATACCACCCAATGATTTGAAGACCTTAGCTAATATAGTTAAAGCTCCCGCAACGATTAGGACACCAGCAGCGGACAGAGGTGCGTATGGTGGAATAAGAAGAAGAGCCGAAGTGATCAGTAAAAGAGCTCCAGCCAAGACAGTAAGACCTTTACCAATTTCGCCCCACTTCATGCCGCCCATCTGTAGAACAGCTTCACCAATAAACTTAAGAGAGGTAGCAGCAAGAAGTAAACCTGCTCCGGAAAGTATAGCCGTTGGTGGCATAGCGGTTAAAGCCATGGCCATAAATTTTAGACCACCGGCTATGACAGTCAGTCCTTTAGCAATGTCCAACCAAGATATACCTTGAAGATCAAGCATTGCGCTCGCGAGAATCTTGATACCAGAAGCCAAGAGAACAATTCCTGCGCCAGCAAGAACACCCGTGGCATTGGCTTTGGCAAATTTAGTGAATAAAGCTAGAGATACGAGAAGAGCGGCAACGCCAGTAAGACCTTTCGCCATCTCTTCCCAATTCATCCCAGACAGATCTTTAACTGCACTAGCCAATATCTTTATGGCAAAGGCAATCGCGACAAGACCAAGTCCAGTGGACAACATCTTCGCAGCTACAGGCATTAGATTTGACGTTAGAGCAAGCGTATTCAACAATATAACTACACCAGTCAACCCTTTAGCGAGTTCTTCCCAACTTAGCTCAGAGAGACTCTTTACTGCTATAGCCAGAATATTAATAGCAATTGAAAGCGCTATGAGTGCTGTCGCAGTAGTATACATTCGAACAACATTTACTGTTGGTATCTGAGTAAGCACTGCCAAGCTAGCCAGAAGTTGTGTAAACATAATGGCGATAGCTGAGAGTGCCTTAGTAAGACCTTCCGAGTCAATTTTAGACAATATAGAAATTGCCACTGCCAAAACACCAATAGCAAGCGCAATTTGCAATAGCGTGGCTGCTTGCAACGTTGTTTGCATAGCGCTCAAAGTGCTTGTGAGCTGGGTGATAATACCCCCAAAACTACCGAGAGCACCACCCTTGGAGAAGAAGTTCTTCAACAGAAGAACAAAGGTAATTAAAGCACCAGTATTCAACGCACCCAACATGTCGCCGAAGTTAATTCCTCCGACTACTGAGGCTACATCCTGCCAAATCTCTACCAACTTACTTGTAAGAGGTTCCATGAACCGCCAAATATCATCAAGAGCTTGACCCATTCTTACCCAGGCATAAGTAATGAAATCAATCAATGTACCTAGAGGGCCAAGTTCTTTTACGAATCCAGATACATTACCAGCCGCTGCTTCGGCGTCGAAACCCTCAAATAGAGTCGACAGAATATCAGCGAAAGCTTGTATCATGTTAAGTGGAACTTTGATAACAGTCTTAACTCCATCAAAGAACTTGATGAGGCCTTCACCTTCGTTTATAGCTTTACGAAGAGCTACTAAGAAATCTCCTACATTTGCTGTAGTCGCAAGGATACTTCCTTCACCATCACTAAACTCAGAGAACAACTCAAATATGATTCGTCCAACCTGCTTCAATACGTCGACACCAATACCGATAATAGCGAAGAAACCAGCTGCAGTTCTCCGAATATTATCCATAGTGTCTTCGCCAAGTCTGGCGGCACTAAGAAAGTCTCGTATAGCAACAGTAATATCGTACAGCCTTTTACCAGTCATAGCAGGGAACATGTCCCTAAATGCCAATCCAATGGGGTGTATTACCTCCATCAAGTTATTAAAAGCAAGACTGATCGATTCAATCAAAACTGTTCGACCGCCAAGAGCTTTCCAGTCTCCTAGAACTTTATTTCTAACGTCAGCCGAACGTTGAATAAAACCGCCCAGAGTATTATTCGCTTGAGTGAAGAAAGTTCTAGCTTCCTCGAAATCGCCAAATATCATTTGCCAGGTTTTAGCCCAACCAGAACCTGCTTGTTCTCTCAAAGTATTGAAAAGCTGGGTTATAGTCTTTACCTTGGTAGCAGCATCCTGGGCGTCCTTACCCATTGCTATAATGTCTGCGGCCTGAGCCTTAGTAAAGCCCATAGATATGATTTGAGCTTCGGTCATATCACCGGTAAACTGCTTAAGAGTATCAGTCAGAATCTCAGCTGAAAGCCATCCCTTCTCAAGGGTGGCACGGAAGCTACCAGCATCCTTGAGCATCTTATCGATGGCAACACCATGAGCTCGAGCGGTATTCATGAGAGCATCTTGGAAAACCTTACCACCCATACCCGCATTTACAACCGAGTTCCAGTCAATCAGCTTAACCGTACCCGTAGCGATAGCCTGAGAAAGCTGATACATCGCTGAGGAGGCTTGTTCTGCGTTTGAGCCCGAAACCGCAGCTAGATTAGCAATACCTTTAATCGCGCCAACAGCGACATCAAGTTTGACACCGGCAGCAGTGAAGGTACCAATGTTTCGGGCCATCTGACTAAAGTTGTAAATTGTCTGGTCAGAATATGTATTAAGTTTATTCAAGGCATCGTTAACATCATCGAGACCCGTATTTTGCCAGCGCGTGTTTGACAGAATCGTCTGGATCGAGTTGATGTTAGTTTGATACTCTTGAAGACCCGCTTTGACCGGATCGATTGTAAGTGACTTTGCAAGAGATAGACCAGCATTGACAGCAGAATGAACAATGGTAGCCAAAGCAGTGATAGCAACTACCGACATCGCCTTGAATTTGCCAGCTATACCGTCAACAGCTTCGGCAATATGGCCAAGATGAACGTTCTTCGCGGCAGCGCTAACATCTCCGAGGCCTTTTCCGGCGTTCTCCAGCCGTAAGCTTTTGTTGAGTGCTTCTAGCGATGCTAGGGTGTGCTTAATACCTTGCTCGAACTGCGCGTTGTTGAATGACATATTAACAACGCGATCGTCAACACTGCTCATGCGGAGGTCACCGCCTTCCATACCTCGTTTGCGATCTCGTCAAATATAGGTCTGATGGCCGGATTGATGTAATCTCTACCTTGAATATAACCACCACCCTTAGTTGCATGGCCATACTGAAGCATGATAGCTACTGGGAACCCGTTCTCCCGATCAAAGTTAAGCCAAGATATAGTGTAAACGCCTCCCTTTTTACTTACTTCATAATCCCAAGATGAAGCTAAGAGACCCGTATCCATCGGACTTGCTATAGCTAAGGCGGAAACACCTCTTGCTCCATAACGATGAAGTATAGGGAGAATATCAAGTTTGGTCATAGCGCGTAAGAACGACTCCATGTTCTTGAAGGAGCCACTTGAGTTGACGGTTATCATCTGGCTCCTCCTTACTTGTTATGAAACTTGCTTATACTCAGCTGAATATGCTGTGATTGTATTAGAAGGAGATGCGGCGCTCCATTGAACCGTTATTTCTAGATTCGTACTTGCTCCCGTATCATGCGCGGCGGCTACACTAGCATCCAATTTTCTCACGGGCGTTGTTGGAAGTGCAGTAGCACTAGACAATAATTCATCAATAGAAAGGAATGCACGACCGTTTCCAGCACCACCAGAAACTTGAATTGTATAATAAAGATCTACATAAACCGGGCGTCCAGTAACTCCAGAAGAAGCTACAATTGCTTGGCTTGATAGTTGTACTGCACCAATTTTAGATCTAACGGTAAGAGTTGGTGTTCCAGTTACACCAGCTAGCATAAATAAACGTATTTTAAAAGTAGCTCTTACTGCCACAGAACCGCCAGCAATATTATAACTAGCTACCACCGTTTCCGAACTACTATTTGCAACTGTAATAATAGAACTCATAGCATTAGTTCTAAGAACCCCACTAGCATTAGGCTTAAAAGGACCTGTTACAGTTGCGGCTCCAGCTATCGTTACGGCATCACCCACGATAACATCATTACTAACCGTTAGTGAAGGACCATCAACAACAAAACTATCATCCGTTCTTAATACATTAGCAGCAGATCGATAAAGATTAGTATCCCCAGCAACGCTTCCGCTTCCCAAAAGAATCAATCCAGAAGCATCTAAAACAACTCTATGTTCGCTTTCTGATCCGACTCTAGATGACAAAATTGGATCGGTAGTATTAGTTCTTTTCAATGCAATACTAGCCGATGAAGTAGGTGCTCCAATAAGAAGTTGTTGAGACTCGGTAAGGTTCAGATCGTTCTCGTTAACCCATGCTGAACCATTCCATCGAAGAAAATCTCCAGAACCTGGAGTTGGTGTAGTAACATCAGAAAGACTATTAATACCCGCAGCAGCTAACATCGCTGCCAATCCGGCTGGTGTTACTGCACGAACAGTATCTACTGCAGCAGCTGCTTCCGCAGTCGTAGCAAGTTCGACAATACCTTTAACTGTCTCACTTGAGTCTGGGACAACCAAAGCTCCAGTATCAATTTCAGTAGTATCAAACTTTGTAAGAATAAGATGACCTGACCCATCGAGATGCGCGTCGACAACAGAGGCATCCTCGATTTCGATCATCCGCTCAGCGGTTAGACTTGTAACGGTAGCCACGAGGACCTCCTTAGAATGAACTAATCTCGTATGTATCTGGGTCTAGAATTATGACACTTGGGCTTGTAATTTCGAATGTTGTAGAGTCCAACATAACAAGCACCTCATCTGGAGCAGTAATACTAAATGAACCGTCGCCATTATCTATAACAATAATACCGAAGCCCATCTCAAATATCTCTTCTGGTGAAGGGAGACGTGGATCTTCAGACACTGTCCCATACAAAATATCCTCAAGATTACTGAGTAGCTCTGCGGGGGAAGTAAGAGAATCAATAACTAATTGTGCTGTTCTCTTATACCCAGGGGTTACTACTGGTTTTGATGAAATATTCCAAACATAAAGTGATGGTTCTGCAGAGTTATTAAGTGTGTTGTATCTTCTTGGAGAAGGCATGGCTAAAGCATTATAAACTAAATGAAGCCGATATCCAAGCTCATTCTCCTCGAGAGCATTTCCAACATAACTTCTATAACAGAACCCAAAGGGTTTTCTTCTTTGTCCGGTAATCAACATACCATTAATACCAACAACAACCCCATCGCATTCTGAAAACTCTTTAGGTCGATGCATGGCTGTTATGGTAGCTTCGTATTCTTCAGTGGGAGCTCGTTGAAGGTACATCACGCCATCCATATAGTATGATCTCACTTCCCCTATATCAGGATTCTCATCCACAGAGATCAGACCATTCCAAACTACTCCAGGTCCAGTGGGAGGGTAAAGAACACCTCTGTCAACGCCTATCTCGTAAAAACGTTCGGAAGGCGTTCCCCAAACCAGTTGCGACATTTTCCCTCCTCTCAGCCGGAAGTTCCTAGAGCTGCTCTTCGTTGAGCATTCAAAGAGCGATTTCTTTGAGCCAATTCTCGCTTACCCATCTTCTTTGCAGGCTTACTCTTTTCACTAAAAACCTTTACCAATGTCAACAAACGATTCAAATGCCAATGTTCACATTCGATTGGAATATTCATCGAGAACATCCAATAATAAATGAGTTCTGCTGTTATAATTTCTCGACCTGGTTTGAAACCTTGTTTATCACTGAACCAAGTAGCAGTCATCTTTGCACTGATGTATCTATTAATGTCCTCTATGTTACTTTTGGAAAGTTTATGGAAAATTTCTTCCGGGGCATTTTTGGTCAAAGTCATTGCCTTTATATACCAAAAAAGCTCGTCTGGAGATTTGTCTTTGGTATTAAGGAACGGCTTTTCGAAATGCGACTCCCATTTTGACAGTGAGACCAAAGAATGCTCTAAGACTAAGACAAAAGACTCAGAATCAAGGAATTCACTCTTTGCTTCGTCGAAATCTTCAGAAAGAGTAACAGTAATAGTGAGCATTCTTTGGTCTCCTTTCTATCAATAGTAAACAAACAGTATGGCCTAGGCGAAGATGAAAGCCCACTCGTCGTCGACGATAGCCGGGAACTTGTAGCCAACGGCGGGATGCGCCGTGACCATAACATCCGTAGTAATAGGGTGAGTACCAGCAGTCTTGACCACACCATCGATCTTGTAGATGACGCCAGTGACCGCCGGGATGGTGACCAGGTCCGTGGCCGAGGAGTACGTAGGCGCGGTTGGCGTAGCCAAGGTAAGAGCACTGGCGAAGATGGCCAGTACAGCATCTGGCTGAGGTAGTGACGGATCGGAACCCACGGTGCCATAAAGGAAGTCCTCGAGCTCGGCCAAATCAGCCGGAGGCACCTTAGTCGAGTCGACACACAAATATGAGGTCGGTTTGAACCCAGTAATGGACACGGGCGTGGTCCAGAACTCCCAACTGAATGCAACCGCTTCAGGAGAGTCGTTAATCGTATTGAAATTCTTCTCAGATGGAGAAGCCTTAGCTCCATAAACAAGATGAAGCTTGTAGCCATGCTCCTCCGCCTCTAGATCGTTGCCGAGACGGGTCCGATAACTGAAACCAAACGACTTACGAGGCTGCTGACCAACGTAAACACCTGGCTCAGGCTGAGCAGTGCCATCGCACTCCCCAAACTCATCCGGATAAGTGAAAGCCTCAATTGTTCCCGAGAATTCTTCAATAGAAAGCAGATTGAGGTACTTGATGTTGTCCGCATATTGCGCGGTAGCTTCTGCACCGGTCGGAGCCTCGGTCACAGCGGTCAGACCATTCCATGCAAAGCCAGTGACGTAGTCACCACTTACATCAGGAAGGTACAAAACACCATGATCGACGCCAGTCTCATAGAGATGCTCACCGACCAGATCCCATGCCAATTCAGCCATTGCACTTCTCCTCAGAAGTAGAGAACAAACACGTCGTGGTTGAGATTTTCTGCCACAAAAGATCTGTTAAATATACATTGTGGTAGGGAAGCAACCTTCTTAGGAATCACACTATCAGGATCCCTATCGATCACAGTTACTGAATATCGCGTAGTTAGGGAATACGGCCTATTGTCAGCGAACTTAGTATCCATATCATCTCTTTTGTAAACAATGCATGGATACGACATTTGCACACTGGCTGGAGGTTGAAAATATACAAACTCACTCTCAAGGAGAGCTTCAAGAAGTGTCTGAAGTTCAAGCCGTTGGCCCATGATAGACACCTCCCAACCTCAACAGTAAGCGGGGACGCTGCACTTCAACGTCTACAACTTTCCACAGAGTCCCCGCCCAGCTGACATACCGGATGGCAAAGAAATGTTCATTGGCATACGGGTCCGCAACGATGCTGATAGAATTACTAACAGAGAGATTTGGGTTGACCTTTTCTCCCTCATAATCAAGCTTTCGTTTATTCTGAAGCACTTCACCAAAATATGAACGCTCGGTTATGGTATCTTCCCATACTCCATTAGAAATTTCCACAGCTTCGCCATATCCGACTACGCCGGAAAACTTTGCCATTTAATATTACCTCCGTACTACGCGTCGAAGGTGAAGGTCCACTCATCCTCAACGTTGGTGGCGAAGTGGTGCGTGGCCGGGTTGGTCGGAGTAGCTTCAACCGTAACACTGGTACCATCAGCAAGAACGATCGGGAACGAAGCAGTCACAGTCGTACCAACGGCAACCTGAGTACCATTATAAGTGACCACACCATCGAATGCCTTGACCTTGTAAGTCACGTTGGCGGTGTTAACGATTGTAACGTTCTGAGCCAACTGAGTCGGAGAAGCTGGGGTTATAAGAACAGAAGCCAACACAGTAGCCTTGAATACAAGCGCCGAACGAATCTTGGTAAGAGCACCAGACAAACGAGTTTCGATCAGGTACTTGTACTGGTTGTAATCGATGTCGAAGTCATCAAACATCGATACTTCGCCACCCTTGTCGGCACCCAGAGAGTAATCCTGAAGGTTGACCATAATTGCGACAACATTAGGCTCTCGTTCCATAGCCTCGACCGGGACAATCGAAGAAACCCGAAGATCGTTAGCCAACTCTTCCAGATTCCGGTAGATGCGACGATTGTCACCATCACGAAGTGTCAACATCTCAGAAATATGAAGTTCCGTGGTGTAAAGAGTGGGTGTACCAGTACCCTTGTAGTGACGACGATTCTTGATCACAGCGTCAACAAACTCCAAATATGAAGAACTGGCGTCGAGAAGGTTGACATTAACTATTGCCGCATACAGATCATCGTCATTCAGAATCGAACGAATACCGGCGCCATCAGTCGCGCCTGCAGGATCCTTGATCTTGTCTTCATCGTCGACCTCACGGCCATCACCAATCAGAACCGCAACCGCAAGTTCCTCGTCCAACATAAGACGCATTTCGAACTTCATCCACGCCACCACATCCAAATCAGTGATGTCGATGATGTCGTCCCGATCCAGTTTCTGCTTCTTGTAGACAGTTGTCGGGGTGGTCGTACGCTTGGTAAGACCGAACCACTCTTCCTTCTTCAAACTTCCCTTGACGTAGCCCTTGGCTCGAGCTTCATCGAGGGTCAGATCAGCCACGAGAGACTTGATCCGAGAAAATGGGGTGTGCCTAGTGCCATTGAGCACACCAGCAACCCACTCAGTCCGCCGCTTGTCGAACTCCGGACGATCCATGACCGCTTTGGCGTCCGGGAACAGAAGATCGATGTCGTTGATGCCGTGAGCAAGAGCATACTCCTCCACGGCTTCCTTCATTGAGCCAGACTTTTGAGCCGAAGCGACAATTCCCTTGATGGCATCATGAGTGAGGGTGGGCCTCTCACCCTGAGCAGGGGCGCCGTTCTGCTCGAAGACATTATGCGTCACGGTGGTATTTCCTTCCTGGTGGTTGAGGTTTTCGCCCTCGGTGGTGCCTTCGGCAGGAGTACCTTCGGCAGGAGGCTCTTCAGTACTTCCTTCAGTAGTTTCAGTCGCCGATTGTGACAAATCGCCAGGTTCTTCTCCGCTGGCAGCAACGCCGACCATGTAATGAACGAGATTCTTCTGTTCCTCGCTCAAAGTATCGTAAACATCCCGAAGAGTAGGTCCACTATCCGAAGAAGAACCGCTGTCAGCATGTACAAGATCAAGTTCAAGACCGGTGTGGATAATTGCCTCATCCGCAAGGGTCTCAATTTCGCCATCACTATGCTCAACAGCAATGTAATCGATAAGAGCACCTGGATTAGCACCCTTAAGTGATAGACTGACTTCACAAATCATACCATGAAGAACTTGCTTAGCTTTCTCGACAAGTTGGTTAGCATAGATGGATAGAGCATTGACATCCTTGTGCTCTACTAATGCTTTTGCGTTCTGACCTTGTTTTGTATCGTTGAAGAAACCGTAAGAATAAACACCATCCTCACGAGCTTCCAGAATCACGTGACCAAGCACGTTCTCGGGATTATTATGCCCATGCTGCCAAACCAGAGGAACCTGGACGCCATCCATGTGCTGAAAAGCGTTATTAGTAATGGTTCGGCCGTCGGAGCACCTGAGACCAGCCTTAGTGGCATAGCCGCCAAAGTCAGCTGCTTCCATTTTGACTGTCTCCCTCCTTTTTTGTTGGTAATTGTTGGGATGGCTCCGACGGAGCCGGTTCTGGTTCCGGCATACTTGGATTCCGAAGTTCGTCGGCCTTCGGATCCTTAGATGGTTTCCAACCAATAGCCGTTCTAATGTCATTAGGAGAAGCGATCTCACCACGAATGAAGACGTCGGCAATCTCAGCAACCTCACTAATAGGTACAAGCTTGAATGGATCACGGAAGAAACGGATAGACTGCTTTTGAGTACGAGCCGTCTTAGTTAGGAAGGTACGTCGCATGGCTTCGACCACAGCAGTTACAATAGGCTCAATAGTCCGGTTAATGTAGTTCAACATGGTCTTTTCATCGGCTGTACCATTCATAACCTCAGGAGTTAGACCGAGTTGTGCGTAAAGCATGTTTGTCAGGAACTCTACTTGCTTTAATAGATTGTTTTCTGTAGGACGGTTAAGTTGTATTACCTTCTCCGTACCATCTATATAAGCAATACCGTATTGACTATCTTTCATTTGATGCTCAAGATCTGTTTTACGTTGATACGCTTGTTGACGTCTAGCTTCTGACTTAACTACATAAGGAAGTTGAATGATTAAATCGAGTCGACCCGAGCTAGATTGTTCATCCACTGCATCTAAAAGATTCAATTTTCGGATCAAACGCTGAAGAGTCGAGTTCGGTTCATTCATAACTGGATACAACGGATTCTCAACTATCGCTACGAATCTCTTCTCGAGAGTAATCTCTTCTCGTTGCCCAGTATCCTCTCTATAAAGAAGCATTCGAACATGCCTCGGCATCCAACCAGTAATCTCACCAACTCTAAGAGTCTTGATGTCGAAACTGCCCGAATCTGCTGGATTAATAGTTGTATCAACAGGAACAACAGCAGCAACGCCTCTATCGAAAAGTGTTAATGCAATGTCTTGACGTAACTGTCGAGCAGCTTGATCTAAATTCGCTTCAACAGTAAGACAGTTATTTAATCCACTTTCAACTTCTTCAGCATATCGATCTTGATCATCCAATCGAACATGCTTTAATTCAACTGAGGCTACGTCAATACTCAATCGAGTAAATATAGAGGAGATGATTGAACGCTCATTAGACCAGCGAAGTCTTGACCGATCAGGACGAACACCAAAAGTCATTCCTTCTGCATAACTAACCACACGGTCAGTATCCTGGTTTTTGAACGCGTTCCAGGCGTGCCACAACTTTTTCACGTTTGAAAATATTGCCATGAGTCACCTCCCTTCCTACGATAGAGAATATCGACGTGGTTTAACTAAGCTCTTGCTCGGGCCTCATCTACTTTATTCTGTGTTCTGAGTCGAGCAGCAGACAAGACACCAATCCCAACAAGACCAAGCGGACCACCAATTACGGCCAAAGCGACTTTTTCACCATGTGTAATACGAGCCGCAGTCACTCGATCTTCATTCAAATCAAAGTCGCGCTTAGCTTTGTCTCTCTTCTTGGCTGCGGCTGATCGAGCCGAAGCCGTAGGAGCTTTCCTTGCCTGCTTATCAAGTTTATGAATTTCACCAGCTCGAGCTTGCTGTCTATTTCGGGCCGATCGGATTTCCGGACTTGTGGAATGCTTTTTACGTACACCCCACTGCATACCCTTAACTCCGAAGTGCTCGAGGACTTCCTCTAAAGGCGGATTCACCCCATTCAACATCATTCGAAGGCCTCCTTATTCAACTTGTATGCCACAAAAGCATCCATCATAGCAGCGACATTATCAATCTTCTCATCATACCGTTTCTTAAGAAGTTTCCTGTTTCCGTTCGTGTCTTCCATTGTAATACAATTACCCATAGCAAATGTCATTAACGCTTGGTCAAATATAAGTTGTCTTTCTTCACTAAGATTCTTAAGTTCACCAAGCGGAACGGATTCCGTTCGAGCTCCCTGAATTACTTTCTCAATTCCAAAAGGACCATTCTCAGCTTCCCATCGAGTAACGAATTCCTTTGCGTTGTACGGGTCGAAACCGAGTGTACGAACATCATACCTTGATGATTCAATGAAAGCATCGAGATCATCATAAACCTCCATCATATCGAGAATTGTTCCCTCGAGTACGTGAAGACTACCTTCATTAATGAACTCATCGTACTTTTGTCGCATTGCCCCAGGAAGCTTCATCAACGTAAGAGAAGTGATGTAACTGCGTGTCTTGATACCAAAACCACCACGACGCAAAGGGAACAGGAAGGTAAATGCACAGAAGTCGTCACCTTGTGACAGGTCAGCACCAAGCGAACAAGGCATCTCCCAAAATTCTCTTGGGCGATGTGGTAATGTCTCTTCGTAAGTAAAGAAGTAAGTGTAGCCTTCCATTGGGATGCCAAAACGCTTAGCCAAAATATCATTCCGAGAAGCAGGCGCCTTTTCAGCTCTTTCAACGTCTAACTGATACGTTTCGTACGTTACTGTCAAACCAAGATTAGGATTCGCCTTTGGCCACATGGCCGGATTGGCAACTTCATCGATGTCATCCAACTTATAATGCCAAATCGACACGTGTGGAGCGAAGTAATCGCCTTTTAGTATCTCAGCGAGTTCCATTTTGATTGTATCACCAGAACCGTTTCGAACTGTTCCTTCAGAACTGATAGCAACAATCAAATAGTCTTCCAGTTTTGAAGCTCCTTGTTCTACAGCACCGACAACATCTTCTCTAATGTCTCCAGAAAGCCACTCATCAATAGTGGAGATCTTAGGACGAAGACCCTGAAGCTTGTTAATGGTCATAGGTCGAACTTCGACAAGAGAACCGGTAAGGAAGTTCTCTATACCCTTCTTAGTAGATGCAAGCTTCTGTCTATTAGCACGAGAACCAGTAGTATTCTGCATTGACCCCTCAGTCAAGAACTGGAATAGAGGGCCTCGACTACGGGTAACGGCCGTTCGGATCGGCGACATCACCTCATCAGCCTGCTTCATCGTAGGCGATGTAGTGATTTGATGTGTGGTGGTTGTATCGACATTGAGATAGTAGTTCTGTATGCATGAAGCATACATCGACTTGGCGGCACCTCGAGCCACGATCAAATATTGCTTAGTGGTAAGTCGTTTCTTTACAAGTTTCTTAATGTACTTACCACCACGATTACCCTTCGATGGTACATAGACTTGTCGATCGATGAAATAATACCAACCAAAGATCTGTTCTGACCATAACTTGAATGAAGGGAGTAGATGAAGATCTCCACCATCAGTTGTAGTGAGCTCATTCTCACAGAAACGAATGAATCCTTCAACCGCTTGATCGTCATACCAATAGTAGGGGTTGGCAATTAGCGCATCGATACGATTCATCTCTTGAGCGATCTCCCGATTAACAGGAATCTCGCCACGCAGAACCGCGTCACGAAACTGACCATAGTAGATCGGTACCGCTTTGTTCGATAACGCCATTACCAACCCTCCCTAGTCTACAGAGCAAACCACTTCCAGGAGGTCGGAACAACGCTGTAAGTGATTGCGATTGTACTACCCGGACGTAGGAAGAATGCGCCAACAATGCGACCGGTAGTGGCACCATCAACAGCAACGACGGTCACGGTACCACCAACAATTTCAACCCACATAAGATGTGGAGAAGTGTTGGCAACAGCAACTGTTGAAGCAGGAATAGCTGGCTTACCAAGCCAGTCGCCGACGGGCTTCTGCGCCTCGGCGGCAGCCAGAGTCGTATTGAGTTGATCGACGTCTACCATGACTAAATCTCCTTCTAGTTGATTCTTAAAGTTTGATAAACAAAGCGATAGCTGAAATAATCAAACCGAACGCTATTGCGATCTGTCCATATACAGCACTTCCCCCGCGAGATCCAGAGACGAAGTCTAAAATAGGTTTCAATGTAGCTTCAAGTTTTTCAGATAAAGCAGTAAGATCACCACGAGAAGCATAATGACCGCGCTCTCGCTCGATCTGTGAACGAAGTTCATTAGCTTTCTCATCTTTATAGGTTTGAATCTCTCGAGCTAATTGAAGAGCGGCGAGATCAGCTACTTCTTTAATCTTAAGAGCCTTTTCTCGTTCTATGCTAACTTCAGCATACCGTCGATCGCGTTCCGCCCACAATTTATCACGCTCTGCTTGTACGGCCACAAGATGCGCGTAGATAGGAATATACGACTTTCTACGCCATATAACATCCTCCAGCATCTCCCCTCCTACTTCTTAATAACAGAAGCGACCATTTTAGATACTTGAGCGTTAGCAAGTTGGGTAACCTGAGATTTTCCGACACCTACAATTACATCTCCCGCAAATTTCCCTCCAAGTTTAAGGAGTTTGGACCCCTTACCTGAGGGCGCGACTCGAGAATATTGCTGCTCGAGATTCATTCGAGTGATCAGATCCTGAAGTTCCTTGTTAGACAAGGATTGGCTACCATGCTTCCTAGCTTTCTTTGCTGAAGCGGTAGCACTAGCAGAATCACCATGGATCTGAGATGAAGTCCGACGAACACCCCACCTCATACCCTTGACTCCGAAGTGAGTGAGAATATCTTCGACCGGATCGGTCATACTCATCTCTTCCATCATCTGATTCTGATACCGATCCATCAATTGAAACTCAGGACCTTCGAAATCCCCAGTCCAAAGAGCGATTTTATCGAAGTTAACCCAATTGATCCCTGAATAATCACGATCGTCTTTCTTCGCGGGGGCATCGGGATAACCAAGAGTTAGATGCGGAGTCCATTCTTCGAATTGCGGTGTCGAATTATAAGCTCGAGCGATGTCTTCATTGGTTAACAAATATCCTTGCCACGTTCTCAATTTTTTGGTGTTGTAAGGACCGAAGAAGAGAACGTCTGCTTGTTGCTCTCCGAGTTCTCCTCGATAGTCGACATCCATCCCAAAACGGCACATGGAAATTTTAACAACATGTTCCAAAAAGTTGATCATCTCTTGAGTGGCTTGTGTTCCTTCGCCCAAATTCAAGAGCGTCATGTGTGGAACTTTGTCGCTTGAAAGTTTCCATACGTAGTCATCCTGGGAAGGGATTGCTACAATAACTAGGTTACTCATTCGCAACCTCCTCTCAGAAAAACATCATGAATGCTGCTTCACGAGCTATACTACTTGGATTAGCTTCGTGAAGTTCGGGACTGCTCGAGGTTTGAGTATGAGTTGCATCGGCAACCAAGAGAATATGACTTTGAGTGATGTCAAGATTGTCTGACGTTTGCGTTTGGTTTACATCAGAAACAGTAAGAACATGCGTTTGCGCCAAAGCAACATCATCTACCGTTTGTGTTTGCACCGTATTATCTACAACAAGAACGTGATGTTGCGTCAAAACCACGTTGTCTACGAATTGTCCTTGCAGAGCATCATTAACATCAAAGCCCTCGTTCGGAGTCACAACAACATTATCTGCAGTCTGACTTTGTGCGCTGTTGTTGACAACAAGAATATGATGCTGTGTCAACGTTGGACTAGTAGATGTTTGTGCTTGATTAGCACTAGCAACCGAAAGAACGTGATGTTGTGTAAGAGTAACATTACCTGATGTTTGCGCTTGATTAGCGTTGTTGACTGCTAGCACATGATGCTGAGTCAGTGAAGGACTTCCTGACGTTTGTGCTTGAGTTGCAGAAGCAATAGTAAGAACATGATGCTGCACTAACGTAGGACTATCCGATGTTTGTCCTTGACTAGCATTGTTTACTGCTAATGTCTGATGCTCAACTAATGTTGGACTACCAGACGATTGTGCCTGACTAGCGTTGTTCACTACTAACACATGATGCTGAGTCAAAACTGGACTATCAGATGTCATAGCTTGAGTAGCATCAAATGCTGCGAACGATTCGTGTACAGTCAACGTCAAAGTGTTCGAAGGACGAACCGATACAATCGAAAGACCAAACGGAACGCTTCCTGCCGGAGTAACCGTACGAGTTCCAGTACTTCCATCAGCAGTAAGAGCTTCAGTTGCGCCTGCGTGAGAGTAGAAAGTACCATCTGATGAATCGTATCGTTCGGTCATAGAACCTGGGAACGAATAACTCGCCGTCTGATTACCTCCACCAGCATTATCATGCACAATTAGAAGTCCACCAGCTAGTCCATCTACTGCGGGTCCCACATGTGATGCCGAAGAAGATGCGTTCTCTGAATTATCAGCATCTACAATAGGAGACGCAGCATCCGCACCCGAAAGTCGATATACGACCATAGACTTTTCTTCATCGCCCGCTGGTGAATCTTCAGTAACTGAAACTACATTTGATCCTGACGAATTAACTTCAGCCCAATATGCTTTGACGTGTGCACCATTAGTTCCCGCATCAGCCGTACTATTAGGTATTAGAGTAACATCTGGAGAACCAGTAACAGTAGGCTCAGGCATTTGAGCGGTTTCATAGAAATCATTTCCGTGAAAGAATATAAGAACATCTCCAACATCACAGTCAAGTGCGGTTGCTGCGACAGTAGGTGATGCTCCATCTGCTCGAGTAGCAGCAACAGATTCATAAACAACCGTGCCACCGCCTCCAGCAACTTGTGCGTGCGTTGCATTCTGCACAACAAGGACATGATGTTGCACCAAAGTAGGACTGTCAGATGTTTGTGCTTGAGCAGCATTGGCCGGCACAAGTACAATAGGTGGTATAGGACGAATCGCTATTAGAAGTGCCGAATTACCAGCAGCACCGACATCGAGTGTCCAAACACCCACGTTCTCTGAGCCAGTGTTAAGTTGCCGGAATGCAACCGCACCTTCCAGAGCCCCGATTACATCTCCACCGATAATTCCAGAGTCAAGATAACCGGTATAGTTAGCTGGAGCCGCAGTAATTCCAGTAAATGATCCAGTGAGCGAAGTTTCACCATTAACACCAACGGCGATCCAAAGAGTATCCTCAGCAGCCCAACCAGCTGGATCAAGTGCAACTGGATCAGCTGCTGCCGAAGTTCCATTAGCCTTAGCGGTAGCCTCAGGCGGAGTTGTTAAGTGAGCTCCCGGAATCTCCATAAGAAACATCACTGAACGAGTTGAGCCAACAGTAGTAACTGTGAATGTTCCAGATTCGGAACCAGTCGCATTTAGCTTATATGCCGCACCGATAGCTTGAATGGTAGCCGAGTTAGCGGCCTGATCAATAAACTCGGTAAAGCTGCCACCCCATGCACTGAATTCAGCATTGGTAGAACCGCCAAGATATGTGACAATAATAGCCAGCAATAAAGCACCAGGAGTATTTGGCAAGTTCGACAGGTTGGGGAACGTATGCGTAGTGGTAGCAGTAGGCTGATTAGATTGCAAAAGTGTAGACGCAACAGCCGTTGGAGTAGTCGGAAATGGCATAGTCACCCCCTAACTGTCTAGATTTGTGATCATCCAGATTACGTTGGGTCAGCGACTTCGATCTTCCAAGCAGGAATATCGACAGTATTAGCTGCGGTCAAAAGTTGGCTTGTGCAAGTAGTCACGTATCGCAGAGTTGTATCAGCAACTCTCGCAATAGCAATATGAGTTGCAGTTCCGGTGTTATCCACAACCACAGCGTTCTTTGCCGCGATAGTAACCTTACGACCCGAAACATCACCATTGGCCTTCGTGAAATCGGTGTCTGGAGTGAGAGCAACATCTGCAAGAGAGACCGCAGCAATACCGGCATAGTTCGCCGGCTCAGCAGAACAAACATGCATAATGCTGGATTGATCAATGTAATCGAACATAGAGTCGATAGTAGCGTCAGGCGCTGCCTTACCCATTGGATCCTCCTACTTGATTAGTAACCCTTCATGACAGCTATAACATACCAGGAATTTTCTGCCTCGTTGTAAATAGCACCCATAAAATCACGTTTATTGGGTGTGGTTGACAAAACTAAAGAAGAAATGTCAGAACCAAATTTAAAGGCAGTATCGAGAGTGACAATTCGGCTGCCAACAACGTCTTGAACGAATTCCCAAACGACACGATCCCCATCATTCATGTTAGTAGGATTCGCTAAAGTCCGGTCACCACCAAGAACGACTCGAAACAAGCCTCCGAGATCCACATTAGTCAATAATATGGGTTGATCGACCAATTGATGGGGGACATCATTCAAACCGACTTGGTATTTAAGATTAGACCAATTCCTGATACCATCTCCAACCTTAAACCTACCCGTATCAGTCTCATAACCTGGCTCGCCAGGAGAAAGTATGGGATTATCGGCCGACCATTCAGAAGCGGGACCCCTACGAAGTTTGAAAGTAACAAGCATCATTCCTCCTTAGGGTTCACCACCATCGAGAACAAGTTCCTCTTCGTCTTCGAGAATAGTTGGATCCACCCATAGAGTTTCTTCTCGCACCGCATTCAAACGCCACTCGATTTCTTTCTTCTGTGCATTGAGCGATTCAATCAAATATGAAGTCTGTGGTGGATCAAACAAAAGACGAACACTAAGATACATATAAGTCTTGACAAAATTGTACTGGTTGTTCCCACCAATGTAAGTGGACCACAAGGCTGCATCATCCTCGATAAAAAAACCATCTTCTGGGCCGACACCAAGTTGATGAAGCGTCGAGAAAACAGAATTGATGTGAATCAAAATATCGAGATCAAACGCAGTATCAGCCTCGTCGATCCCAAGGATCTTCTTGACGCTTATGAGGATGCTGTCTTCCATGTAGGCCACCTCCTTCGATGCCTAGTAGTCGTATCCAAAGCCTCGAAGCTTTGCGAGAGTCAACGGACCAACGACCCCATCTTTCTGGAGACTGGTCCTACGCTGGAACTCCACAACCCATGACTTGGTCTGAGCTCCGAAATATCCCGTGACTTGAAGAAGTTGTCCGGGTAGGTACAAGACATACGAACGATATGCTGGAAAGTTGGTTCTGAGAAATTCCTGAACGTGACGAACATCAGTACCAGACATACCAAGACTGAGTGTCCGATGCACGGGGAGTGGAGGTGCTGGTTTGACAGCCGGCCAATGAGCAGTATTGGCATCGTCCTCAGCCCATCCAGAAAAATGGGCATGGCCGGTATGCTGATTACTTCCAGTATACACCTTCTTAACCCAGCCACCATTTCGAGACCAACTGTAACCATACCAGATGATGTAATACAATCGCGCGCGTGCGTTAGGATCTCTGAGCATTCGAGCTACGAGCCCGTCCGCATCAATCTTGGAGAAATATGCATTGATCTTTACGTCGATTGCACGGTGTTCTGGAATAGTATCAGCATCACTGAGCTCAGCCCTAACACCAGAAGTATCATCCTCATTATGACCAGAAGTTCTAAGCTGATGATCTGCATCCCCAATACCCCAGATAGTCACGCCAGGACGCCAAGCCTTAATGTCGTCGGTCAGAGTTTGCATGTTTGGTGCTCGCATCTGAATTCCTTTCTTCACCATAGTTTTGTATCGCCGGATTTACGTTCGACAAACGGTTGAGGTAGTAGACGTTCATCACCATAGTGAATAGCGTTGTGAGTTCGATGAGTTGTCGTGATTAGAAAGTCAGGCTCGAGGATCGTATCTCTACCACGTTTAAAATCTTCCATAGTAATCGGATTCATGTGATGAATATACAAACGATCATGAATCTCATGACCTTCAACGCCTAGATCGCATCCGTTGTCTCGAGCGATGACGTGATGACGAACTTGACGCCACTCTTGTGAGGAGTAGAATAATTGATTCATCCAACGATCGAACCCAAAGGTAGGAATCCCGACACTTCCTTTGAGCGCAAGGTAGCGATACCGTTCTAAGAAGCTTTCAAATCTCCTCAGTTCTCTATAGGTTCTAATCTTCGTAGTCATCTTCATTCACCAAAGGCTCTTGACCGGAATATGAACGCATAGCATTGAGGGCAGCCATGTACAGCTCTTCAACTTTCCTCTGAGAAGCTATTGCCTCTGTCTTTACTCTGAGAAGTTCATTCTCATGGCCAAGACGTTCCTGTTCGAGTCGTTCTCGAGAGGATCCCAGCTTAAGAAAATGTACAATCTCTTGTGCTGATGCAGTTCCTTCTCTGATTCGCGTTTCAGCAAGCTCCACTGCCATCGAAACGAGCTGGTTCTCCCTACCCTCAGGAGTTGTAGCCGGTCTACGGCGCTTTGGAGCCGGCTCAGGACCAGTTCTACGACGGCTGACCATAGTTACAACTCCTTTCCATCTGGTTCCGGCGCACTTTTCCGGGTGAAAAAGTTGGGCTAAAAGTACCCCCGGGGCATTTTTTTGGACCGCGTCGATCTGAGAGGGGGTGTAAATTTAGCGACCCTCCCCCCCTACCTCTTAATCAGTCCCCGAACCAATAGGACTCTCTACCTTCCTATAGATTCCAAGAACATTGTGTTCGATAATCTCATCAATCGCATCCTCGATAGCTATACTCTGATCAGCATCTGAGATGTCATCAGAAGTTTTAATAATTCTAGCAAGGAGACCAGTAGTGTAGTAACCTGAGGCCACATCAAAAGCATACCACTCATCAAATTCATTAAAAGGATTGAAGGGATTATCAACAGTAGTAAGCATGTGTTCTATCATAATCCCTCCTTTCAACTGAGGGCTGTCTTAAGAGTAGTTAGTGAGACGCCTAATGCATCAGCTATCTCTGCCTGGGTGTATCCAGATGCAGCCATCTGGCGGGCTCTTGAAGTCTTAGCGGAGGTCATTAAAAGAGTTGCCTTAGGGGTGGCATGGCGTTTAACTTTATCCATGTCTGAGTTCTTAAGAATGTCGGACAACTTTGAATGACTAATAGCACCAGCCTGTATGGCAGCCCACTCACTATCTGTTATGTCTATGAGGGTCTTTTTAGCACCGGTACGGGAACGAGCTTCTGTGAGGGCTTGTTGTCTAAGTCTTCTTAGTTCAGGTGGGGACAGGTCCGGATTAGAACGACGCTTCTGAGAAACAGTCGCGTTTCCTAGGACCTGGGCGTTTCTTTCACGAGGTGCGTTCCTAAGAGCGATGTTTAATTTAGCATTTAAAGAGTCCACTTCTTTTGCGTAGGCGGTTGTTGCAGAAGGTGACCTAGGGGTGGTCTTAGTACGTACTGCTTCTCTTCTTGCTTTATTAGCTAGGCCCTTCAATGTATTAGAGTGTTCAGCATAGATTGTTTCTATCTTACTACCTGAGGATAGCTTATGTGCATCAGTTACTTCTGCCAACCTCTGTGATTTGAATGTCTTAAGAACAACCTTGCCTTGTCTGTTAGTTTCAGTAGCACCGGTAGGCTCAAACATCTTTCTACCAGTAGTTCTATCAACAGGTCCACCCTTTGATGCAGATCTAGCTCTCCTATCAGGTACTCTAATCTCAGCGCCTGCCTTTGAGATCAGTGTTGCTGCACCACCCGTTGCTTTATCCTGATACTTCTTCATAAGCTGAGGAATACCATTATCAATGGCAGATTGCTTATAATTAAGTTCATGTTTCTCTGCATCGATAACAACCATAGAATGTTTAACTGCTCTACCTATTTCATTCATAGATGCAGATCTAATTGTCATGTCAGTAATAAGATTGGAAATTTTTCCCATCTCAATACCTTTTTGACGAGTGGTCATAACCTTCATGCCTGGATACTTTTGATACGAAGCTATAGGATCGAAGTCTCTTAATGCAGCCAAAGCAGGAGCAGTCTTAATTCTTCCTTGATTGTTAGGTATAACAAGAACTGTATCTCCATCAAAGTCTGCGCCAGACAAACGACGAGCAACTTTATGATTGATACCTATTGCATCTGATGCATCACCCAACAATTTCTTAGCTTCTGGATTTCTATTGTTCACAACCAGTTCTGGAATTTCAAAGATCCCACCATGAGGATGACGAATCAGAACAACTCTTTCTCCATTTTTAAAATTCTTTGGTGCATAGACTTCGTTATCCTTCATCGATTTGATAGGAAGAATAACATGATTGCTTTGTCTTGGTAACTTTGCTGCCTTCAGATGTACAGAGGCAGAGTCAGCACCATCAGCAAAATCCTCAAGCAATTTCCTTCTTACAGCAGGATTAGTCAAAGACATAATCTCATCTAGCTCACGTTGTTTACGCTCAACAACCATAGCTAACTGAGTTCTAGCTAACGATGAATTCTGCTTTGAAAGAACCTGTGAAGAAAGACTATTAGACCATGTTTCCCATGAACCTTCTTCACCAGCACCTTCCTTGACTCCAACAGCATTCATAGCTGAAATAACTTTACCTGTCTTAGGATCAATACGTTGACGGATTGATGCACCAAAAGGATTATCTGTGTCAATATTACCATCTTTGTCTTTTTGCATAGGTTTCATTACGTCTAACTTATTACCAGTATTAGACTTGCTTGTGTTGAAAACAAGATCTACACCAGCGGGTAGGTCATCCTTGTACATTGCCATACCCTTGATGTAGTGAGTGCCATCAATAGCAATGCGAACCTGTGAATATCTACTTCCACCAAGCGAAATATCTTTGACGCCAGGACGGACATAGATCACGCCATCAGCTTCAGATCCACCTTGATCGGCATAGCGAATTTGGACGCGTTTCGATTTAATTGATATGGGGGGTTTAACACCAAGAAACGAACGCCCACCATCTTCTGAATGTTCATCAATTTGCTTAATTTCATTACGACGTTGCCATACCTGCTTCTGTGTAGTCCCAGGAGGAGCAAGTACTTTAAGTTCAGTAAGCTTACCAGTACCAAGCTGTTGAATTTTAACTGGATGAACTTCATATCCTTCTTCACGAAGACGAGCAACAGCAGTAGCTAACTTGGTCTTGCTTATACCTATCTGTCGTTCTACCCCAACACCAATGTCAATAAGACCTTTACTAGCTAACTGATCTTTCAACATGGTAGAAGTATTTCCTAGAACATCAGCTCTATCTTTGGCACTAGGAGCAAGAAGAGCACGAACGGATGATTCATTAATGCCCATTCTCTTACCAATAGCTACATTGGACCAACTTCGATCTTTAAGGCGTTGAGCCATCGATATGTCAGCTTGCTTTTGCTCATTCTTTGCAATAGACTTAGCAGCACGAAGTTGTGTGGTTGTAGTACCTAGTCCATCTGCGATTTGCTTTTCAGTCATTCCTTGTCGACGAAACCCATCGATCATATCAAGGAAAGAACGATTACTTGCGTTCTCGGGCCCACCAGAACCCCAAGGATAACGACCAGATCGACGCAAGATTCCATAGTGCATGAGATAGCTGTTTTCATCTAGAATCACTGTTGCGCCTCCAATCTAATCGCATTGATCCGCTTATCAAAATATACCATACGATCCATAATATGTGCAATCACATCAGGATCTGCATCATAAATACGAATCTCATTACTTTGATAAATTCTAAGTTCTATTTTAATCTCATGTGGTTTGTATCTGTATTCATGACAGAACAAAGCCGCGTAAACCTCGAGCTGATGCACTGAGCCTTCAGTTACACCAGTCTTAAGATCATGAATTCTAAGAGTGTTACGACGAAAACAGATAGTATCTGCAGTACCGTAACAATTAATCGAATAAAAAAGGACTTGTTCCGTTACCATCCTATAGCCAATAGCGTCATTGACATATAGGTGTAACGTCTTTTTTGAAGAAGGAAGCCGAATTCCTAAACGTATGGCTTCGTGAGCAAAAGCATGAAGCTCAGTACCACGACGAGCAGCCATAGAAGCTAAGAACGTTCGGTCCAATTTATCATCATCATAGTTGACCCAGTGATAGTTACTAGCGCTAAGAAACGCGTGGGTTCCGAATATGCCTGAATGCGTGTTGAAGAGCATCGAGTACGTCCTCTTCATTACCGGGATGGATAAAGGATGCGAAAGACATATCATTCAGAAGATCTATGAAATACTTCTGGTTGGGCTGATGTACTACACCCAAACTAGCTTTCACTTCTAACATAGCCCATCTATATCCATAAAGAATGGTAAGATCTGGTACACCTTGAAGGTATTCAGCATCATTCTTTAGGATGACACAGCCTGGAAACATGACACGGAGCTTCTTGATTAAATTAGCTTTATATCTAGACTCTAACATGATCGCTCCCTTCGGAAAAATAGAAGCTGTGTGTGAGCTTGATTTCACCCCTTCTATTATATCCTGCGTTTTTGATGCGACTAATGAAGTACTTTATCTGAAAAAGAAATTGTACCAAAATAAGCAAAATGATACTCAGCAGATCCATACAAAGCATTGAATATTATAGATGGTAAAGTAAGTGTAGCTGCCGAAAACTCAGCGATAGTATTGAATGATTGTCCTCTACTAGTTTTAAATGGTTTAATAATATGCACAGATGGGTGCATCATGTCTCGCATGTACATTACTACAAACCATCTAGATTGCCATATAAGATTATCAACATGATTATTGGCCCGATTACCATCCTTATGTAGTATGGAAGTACGTGGTTCAACTGGATCGTCTAAGAATACCTCAGCGACCAACCTACTTATAGGTATTGTAACTGGTTTTCCATTACGTTTAAGACAGACAAAATACCAACCACTAGATTTGTTCTTAAATATAGTCAACATTCGTCCTGTCTTAATATTTCTAACTCGACCCTCATTACTAACTTCATGGTTTGGATAGTTTTGTATAGATCTAAACTCTTCTATCATCATATGTCTCCGAATTGTGAAATTCAAAAATTTTTTGAGTAAAAAGTTTTTATAGAGACGTTCTTATGAAGTACTTCATAAGAATATTTTATTGGGAAAGTGTTTGCTCTTGTTTTTCGCAGATTTCACAAGGGACCAGTCCGTTTTATACAATATCGTCTAGATTGGTCCGTATCCTTTATTTCCCTTTTCTACCTATGCTTCCACCCCCACCCCAACTTGTCTGGCTTGCCCCGATTGGTCACTCCTTTCTCCTGAATTATCCCATTTCGCCCTCATATACTCCGATTCGTTAAAATTTTTCTTCGACAAAAGACTCTTCCAAACAGCTTCATCAATTGTAGAATCACTCTTCAGAGTATAGTAAAATAGATCTCGGAATGGGGTATTTATACGATCAATCCTACCATGTGCTTGTTGCCACATCTTGTATGAATATGTCAAAGAATAGAATACTATCGCATCCGTAGACGTACAGTTCCATCCTTCAGCTCCAGCAGCGTATTGTACAAGATATACCCAGCTATCTGTCTTTGGGAGCTCCTGATGTCTGTGGCCATTCCACTCGTGGACCGTCGTAATCCCCGCAAGAGAGCGTAGCAACTCCAGCTCGTAATCGAAGTTGTAGAAAACAATCAGCTTTGGATGCTTCAACATCAACTTTCGGAGCTCCTGCATACGGCATGGGCCAGAGTTGACAATCTTCCGCATAACCATAAATAGCTCTCCTGCATCCTTCAGGGGTCTTGACTCGTATATGTGCCATCTCTTCTTCACCGCCATCTCGTACAGATCCCTGTCGTAGTCCACTAGAATTTCATAACTGTGACGAACCGTGTGTGGATGGTAGGGCATCTCTACCAGTACTTCGTTTCGTAGCCGTACAAGCCGTCCTACGCCGTTGTATCGGGATATCTGAGGGAACTTTCTAAACGGTTTGTAGACCACATGCTCTTGTTTAAATGCGGTACGATTCTTGTAATAGCCATTGGCTATGAATACTGGAATATAGTCCATCCACGTGTCGCCTGGTGTTGCACTAAGTAGAATCCAACGGTTGTGTCTGGCAATTTCTACGAATGACTTAACCCACGCTCCACTACCTACGAGTCTCTGTTCATCGAAGATAAAGAAAGCGTTTTGAACATTCCTGTACTTGTCAATATTATTCCACGAGTCAACCGTGAGCACCCCAGCCACTGTTGCATTCTTAAACTTTCCCACCCCGTATTTAGTAAAGTCTCCCTCCCAGTCAACAGAATCTCGTTTCTTGGCTGTGGTAATGACGTATACATCTTTCGGCGCCTCCTTCTGCATGTAGTAGGCAACTGCTGTCAAGGATTTTCCCGTCCCTACACCTCCCCACAATATACAACCATTGTGCATCTGATCAACCGCGTATTCCTGATGAGGATATAGCTTAACTCCCATGTTCACCTCCCAAAAAAAGAAAACAGGAACACCCGTTAGGGTGCCCTGCTTAAGCCACTTACGAAATAAGAGCTAGGATTGCTCCTCTCAGCAACGTCTGCTGCTCGGCGCGCATAGAGTACAAGTACTCCATCACGAGCTCCTGGGTCCAAGTATCCGAGAATGTGACTTGCTCGAAGCATCCTGCGATCATGTCGTAGAACATGATTTTGGTGCTTACGAAGTCTTTCATTCCGGTCTCGATCAGGAACACGGGATAGTAGCGCTCGATCTTGTCTGTCACGTCATTCGCGGCATCGTTCGAGGGTTGCCTTTCCATGTGTCTTCCTTTCTGTTAGTGGGTCTCATAATAAGCGTGGTAATTTATGCGAAAATGAGATGCCGTGTTCGGCACCCCATTCTGAGTTTAGCCTTTCATTTCCTGTAGGAAAGACGATGGGTCAGGTGCTCCTTGCAATTGCTCCTGCAACATGCTTTCGCGGCCCTCGTAGTAACCTCTCTGGTATCCGTTGTAGTTGGCGTTCTTCAAGGCAGCTTGCTCAGCTTTCTTGTCTCGCACCTTCTGCAACTGGTTCACAGCGATGGTAACTCCGGAGGCAACGGTAGCACTTAGCACGGCAATTGCTAGAGTGTTGTCCATTGTACTTCCTTTCGGTAGTGGTTAGGTCTCATAATATGCTATGTAAAGTGTGCGAAGGCAAAAAGGAAACACCATGTTTGGATAACATAGCATTTCCTCTTCATCCGATGAGTCGCAGATAATTGCTTCTCACCAGGTCTCATAATAACCCATGTAATCTCTGCGATATTTTTGATAGGGGGGTAGGAAACGGTTGGTTTAGGCGTCGGATACCTACCCCCCTATCTATTAAATTTTTTGGCGGGTTTTACACCGCCGAGGCATCGTATTCACCTCCCCCAATCTGTGGGGCGGGCTCACGGCCCCCGGAAAGGTAGGAGTCCCCGCAATCCTACCCAACCGGCAACCATCAGACCGTCTTTACACTCATAAACGAGTCTTGAACCTCGAGAACGGTGTTTTCAGGAACCTCGAATATAGCTTCGAGTAGTTCAACAGCCTTAGGGTCGCTCTCCACGACCAATGAGAAATCCCTGGAGAATGCACGAGGAGTGTAGACCTTGTAACCCTTGGCGGTCTTGAGCACCCAGTCGTTGACGAACGCCTGAGTCTGTCGCACCTTCTGAGGCCGAATGACAGTGACCTTGATATGGGTCTCTGCCTCGTCAGTGACAACCGTACCCTGGCACCACTTAGCCACATCGATTATGTTATCGAGGGAAACCTGCACGGCATCCACGTAAAGGGGGGAGTGAACGAATTTCTGGACGTCGAGAGACACTTTCTTCCTCGTTTCAGTTAGATTGGCCGGTGAGTTTCTGAATAAGTAGTTCGAGGGCGGAGGGTTTCTTTGATACGCGATGGAAAACTTGCGGCGCTTGCACTCCAGGCATCCCATCACCGATTCGACGAGGCGCAATATCGGAAGGCCGGATCCGTCGAGCTCGTGCTCGCACGTCCGCGACTCGAGCCTGACGACGATCATACCGCTTCTTTCCCCGCGCCTTCTTCGTCAACAGATCCAACACTCATCCTCCGCTCTCTGAATAAAATACCTGCGTTCTGAAGAGACTGAATAATGTCTCGAGCGTGAACCGAGTTCATCGGAAGGCTACTCATAATTGCATCATAAGCTTTGAACATGGTTTCTTCGTCGAAGTATTCTTCTCCTTCGTCCGTGATATTCTGAAGATCAATTAAAGACAAAGAAGTATCTATGTTTTCCTCAACGAATTTAGCTTGAGCTCCGATGAGCACTAAGTATGCTTCACGATATTGCTTATCGCCCTCGACTGTAGCCGTCAGGCTTAGATGTGTTCTCATTCATGACCCTTCCAGCTCGAGCTGATTTCTCCATACCGGCGTATCGGCGTACTTCAGATCCAGCTCATCCTCTTCGATGGTAACGAATATAGACTTGAGATAGGCTTTAATCCCAGTCTTGCCATTGACCTCCCAAGTGTAAGGCCTGACGATGAGATCCACTTCGCGGATGTCGGCCCAGTCCAGAAGCTCAATCTCATCCTTAGACAGATCAGTACGTCCTCGGGAGGTAATGATAACGACTTTCGGAGGACGACCCTTAAAAGAAACGGATACCTGTAGATAAGGCTGATCCGGGTCTCCCTCCTCCCGTCCCCTAAGAGCCTTGACATTCCAACCGTCCTCATCCAGCTTGGTCGCGAATACCTCATCCAAGAGGATGCAGAAATTCCTATCACCCTCTCGGTTGTACATACCTTCTTTCCCCGCGAAGTTACGGAAGATGATGTGTGCATCTTCCACAAGAATATGTCCGCTGTCTTTGGGCATAGTTACTCCTTAAAATACGGGTTTGGACTTTTGTCTTGGGGTTGGATATGGATTTGGTCCTACGTAGAATTCTAAGCTAAATTGAGATTCTCTGGGCCGTTCGTACACTAAACCCAACAGTTCTTCCGCGATGTCCTCCCCAAGGACAGCTTTAACCGTGTTGCCTGTAACAGTAGCTTCCCCAATGACATTACGCTTACCATGGACATATACCACAAGTGGGACTGTGGCATATTCTGGAAAAGCTCCCCGCAGGATAATTTCGGGTGGAGTTTCTATTCTACCTGCGATTTGAACGTTTTCTCTGTGTTGACAATCGCAACCCTCCGTTTGCCAACAATCGTAATGCTCACCGTTCTTACATGGTTCGCAAATCACATTGGCCTCCCTCTTCCATCATAATGGGGCTCGTGTGTTTCTGTACAAATATATGGGAGCCCGATGTTGTAAAGCGGTTTACGACAATCCAGACATCGAGATCGAGCGATACCTCGTCCGAATAAACGAGCGGTTTGTGTGATTTCATCCCCGTGAATGCAGCGTATATTCTTGTGTTTACACCGCCTCGGGATCCACATTTTTACCCCTTTTCGGCCCGTATTGAATTTTTCCGATTCTTGCTTTACATGAATCAGAATTTTCAATAAGATGATAGACCGTCCTAGCTATGAACTTATGTTCATCAGAATTAAAATCAACTTTTGTAGAAGATTGAAACTCTGCATCATGAATACATAATATCCAAGTATCATCCATTTTTTCAAGAATGTTTTCGACAAACGAAACGTGTTCATTCATCATTTTTCTAATAGCATCTTGAATCATTCGTTCCTCTCCTTAGAAGTGGGGTATTATTACACCTCCGGTTTTTCGTGCGCCATCCTCCACATTTCTGATTCATGCGGGGGAATACCGTAATTCCAGATGTGCTGTCTTTCCGCTTCAGTTCCGTGGATGAAGTAATACATCTCATCCTCGTTAGGCATTCGCCCGAATCTCTTTAGAAGATCCGCGACCAGTTGATCGAATTTCTCCTGCAAGATAGCCTCCTTACGAGACGAACTCTGCAAACGACCCAAAGTAGTCGATCGTCTTGAAACCCTCCTCGGCGAGTCGCTCGTAATAAGCCATGTCGATTTCGTCGAGAGGTGTGTTCTTAGCAAGCTCGGCTTCTTTCCAGAGGTATCCTTTCGTGCCTGCGACTGCATAACCTTTACCATCCTTGACTCGATATAGAATACCCCCACCTCTAAGGACAGGAACGAATAGTCCGGTGCGTCCGACGAAGTGCATACCTTCGTAGTTGAACATGGCTTTGTCAACAGCGTCAAAGTCCAGGTACATCGCGCCCTGAGTTACTGATTTCGCTTCACACAGGTCATTGAATGTTATCTCTTCTTTGGTGAAGAGTTTCTTGAAGACGTAGGGATGCTGGAACTGCGCACCCACAGCCGTCCATTTGGATTTCCAAGCGTCGCAATTGTCTCCGTAAACTTCAGCTGGAATAGTCGACCTAGCAATATAGACGGCGTCATTGACGAGGCATAGAGCGTCGTACGTAGCCTCTTGTTCAAATTCGTAGCCGTACTTCTCACCAAATAGAATAACATCCCTGATGATCTCCGGTGTCGCATCGGGAATCTTGATTGAATCCGTCTTGATGTGGGCAACCGTGAATCCCCTTTCTTGTACGAAATGCTTAAGATCGATCATGAAGAGGGCGCCTCGTTTGGCGACGATGTTGTCCTTGTTACGGTTATCCCGGAATGGATTGTCAAACTTGGCCGAGGTGAGCCCGTAGACAATATTGATGACAATTTTGAGCGCGTCGGCAAGCGCATCAGCATCTTCGTCATTACTAAGGAAGGCTGCCAATTTGCCACCCAGCATCTTCCTTGCCGATCCATAGTCCTCACGTTTAATTGCGATACGGACAGCTGTGAGTTCTTCATATATAGGTGTAAATGGACCGAAGAGATTGAGACGCGCAATCGACCGAGGATGCATAGACGCGATGTCAAGTACCGAGACATTATTGTAGATGCCGGGCTCAGCATAAACATAGCCTCCTTCGCCGACAACGGTCCCCCTGTAGGTACTGATACCTTTATCGTAGACATAGCCAGGAAACTCCTTAGATAGGTCGGTATAAACGAAATGCTTTTGTGGATTTCGTTCATCACCGAAAATAATTTTGGCGGTGTGCTTCTGCGTGGTGTCGTTTACTGACAGGCCACTGAGTTCTGCAAGAATCTGTCGAGCGACAAAGTCCTGCTTCCTGGAATTGAATACTGCTTCTGTGGCCACGACGTCGTTGGCACAGTAGTCAGCCACCCGGTTCCAATCTTTCTTATCAACCGGCTGATCCCAGGGCAAATCCAACTCCATGTGATGAATTCCGAGTTCGATTTGGAACTTCTTCAATCCCTGCTTCTTCGAGCTGAAGTCGTAGATGTCAGTATATGACAGATTGTATGCTTCACCGAACATCGCACTGACTACTCCATCAATGATCTTCTGCGAGAGAGCATACAGTTGTTCGTTGTTGTACCCCATGAAGCGCGCCCAGAGAATATGGTTGTCGTATCGACGATTGTTGAATCCCACTAGTTTGTATTGGAAGAGGGCTTCTACTTCCTGAGCTGTTGGATTTATCATTTTCACGACTTTAACTTTTCCATCGTCACTCTTATACTTCCAACATACTACAAACAGATTGGGATAAACTTCCAGATCATAGAATACAATCCGGTCATCTTTAGGTGTTACTTCTTCTGGCTGTTGTGGCTGCACAATTGGGTCGTCTGACTTGAAGCGCATCTTCTGCACAATTCTCAGACAAATAAGTGGTTGATGTGTACTATTGTTGGCGAACGCCACAATCTTTGACCTAATATCAGTCAAGTCGTAAACCATACCTGACAGATATGCATCCTCCAGGATCTTGTAAATGAAGTCAATAGAAGGCTTTGTACCTGGATGGATCTCCTTCCTCAAATTCCGTCCGATGAGTTCGCGGAGACCCCTTTCGCTCTGGATAGTGTTTACTTGAAGCACCTTTTTCTCCTTCAATGGGAGTCCGCTGCCGATCGTGGAAATAGGCACGTTGTTACATTTGGACAACCTGCGGCGCAGGGACGCATCCCCCTGGTACACTTTGACTTCAATCTCAGCATTAAAAGATCGAGCCAATTCAGAGACGTCCTCTGTGTATAGGTAATGCAGGTGGACACCCTCCCCCGATTTACTAAGCTCGGCGTATGTGGGGGGCCACTCACTGGCTGCAGCGAGGTTTCTCTCGAGGGATTTCTTTCCATCGTCATCCTTAAGGTCGAAGTCGATCACGATGTGATTCTCAGGAACTTTGACGTAATGTACTCGCGAGGTATCGAGTTCAGCAAGGGTCGTCTTTACAACCTGCCAAGATTTTGGCTTTGTAAATACTCCATTGATTACTCGTTCTTCATCAGACCAATATTTTTCTGGCGTACCATCTTCTTTTGCATACTGGGCTGGCTGGTCTGCGTATTCGAGATCGAATATGGAAGTCGTCTCGTCAATGACCAACGAGAACACTTCTTTGTCATTCGGAACGGGCATCTTAAAGGCTTGTGCTGTAAACCCGGAATAATAACTATGCAAGGTTTGCCCATCAATAGTCGTCCGCTCGTGAAATTCGGAAAAGTAATTACGCAGCTCGTCACGTAAGCGATATTGTGGTAAGACGAACTCCACACCTGTGTCCGCACAGTATTGCTTGTACAAGCTATAAGCTTGTTTGAGTGATACGCCGTCTTGAGCTTTAAATACGTCATAATGAGCCTCTACAAAGTTAAAGAATACGTCCGTTTGAAGCATCATCTCGAGCGGGCGATAAGTACTGTAGTAATTTTTACCCATCGATCTATACACTTCGAGGCAATGCGACGCGATCGCTCCGAGTTCAAACTCGATGCGTGCCATAAGAGTGTGATAGTGATTCGGTTGAAACCGGTTTCCAGTCGGGTTGACATCGATAAGTCTCCTTATAATTCCGGATTTCGCATCTGAAATCTTAACCGGTTTGTTCGTACCCATAAAGAGAAACGCATTGATACGAGAGGTATAGCTAGGCTTATACTTCTCATTCATAGTCATGTCTTCATGAGCAATGATAGAATTTAGTTTAGTGTTATCCTCGATCTTGGAGAGATCCCCGTCGTGTTGAATCGCTACTAACGGATTCCCCCGAAAAATCTCCGTCGCAAAAGCGTTTCCCGTACTCCCAAGGGCTTTTGACTCGAAACTTGTCACATAACCTACGAACAATGACTTTATCACATTCAGTATCGTGGATTTTCCTGTACCCGTTGGTCCATAGAGGACAAGAAATTTCTGAATCTTCTTGCTGTCCCCAGCTAGGACAGATCCAATAGCCCATTCTATCTTCGCCCTTTCCTCTGGAGAATATAAAACACTAACTAGTTCATCCCAAGAACTGTAATCTCCCGATGCTAAAGCATATGGTAGACGTCGACTAACGTAGTCACTCTTCTTTACCTCAGTGTTTAAGAAGGTCAATGTCTCATCAAGCTGACGGCTGTTATCACTAAGATCACGCATGAATCTTTTAAACTTAGCCCATACATCACTACTGTATGAACTGAAATATTTGACAGTACAAGCGAATCCTTCTGCTTCCAGCTTCTCCGCGTGCTCACGAAGAACCTGATCCCCAAAATATACTACGTCATACTCATCCGTGGACCATAAACCTAGTTCTTCATTCCAGATGGCATAGAACGAGCGGCCACGAACCATTAAATCTTTTACTCTATTGACAGTAAAGTCAGGAGAGATTTCTTTACCGTACTTAGTATCTTTCTCAAGGACTCGAAAGAAATCCATCAACCCTCCTTCATTCTGTATCGTTTTCAATCACGTATGCATTCAGCTGATACCAAAGCTCGATTTTTCTTTGATCAGCTCGTGGACTCTTGAGTGGGAAGAATCCACCTTGGCCATCGCTTTGGTACGTTCTCCATATGATACGATCCATTATTGTATCAACTTCTGATTCATAGTATTTATTACTATCGTTGTAGTCAAGTAAATCCGCGTTCTCTACGAGAAGCCAGAATAAATCCCGGGGCTCACCATCAACTACGAAGGCAAACCTCCGGGACAGTCCAACCATAAGCTCGAACATTGAACACGGGAGCTGTACCCAACTAGGATCTACGTCCGACAATCCTGATTGGTCGACGAACTCGTATCGCAAATCTTTTCCGTCTTCGATCCGGTTATCATCATTAGGGACGATCCAGACGAACTCCTTAGTATAGAGCTGCTTCATCATCCGCCAGTAGGTGCGGGTAGGATTATTGAGTTCGAGATCGCCGACTTGACTACAGAGCCATGTAAAATACAGCTCATCAAGTGGCTTACTCATAGTTATTCCTTTCGGAATCTACGAACTGATGAATGCTTGACTTCGTGTATACCATGAACTATCTCGGCATAAGATCCCGAGTGTTTACAGATTTCGAAATCAGCCTCAAGACGTTCATTCCGAATATATACGACTCTTGGGTCTCCAGACCTATGCCCGAACTTATCCAGATTGTCATTACCAACGGTTGCCTCGACGTCCTGAATAGGATCGTCTTCGTCATCGGCGAGGATATCGTCCTTAGCATAGTAAGTAAGACTGATTTGGGTGTAGTTCCTTTCGCCTTGCATATACTCATCTAGATCGAGAATATAAGGCACGTCTGGAGTACGTTTTGAATCTTCTTCGGCCCAGTCGTTAGGCCACTCCTTGTCTCTCTCTTCAAAAACATTAACATTCCTAGTCATGGTTGAATCTCCGTAACGAAGTCCTTTAACTACCTTCTCGAGTACATCTACTCCTGGTCCTTCATGTACTTTAGTGTCCGCGCGATCTGCGTCGGAAAGAGTTTCTCCAGGAACACGAGTTTGCAACGCACCCTCCGGAGTAGAGAGCTCGTCGCCCTTATACAATATCTTGTAATAGTTGCGGGCTTCGTCAATCTCAGTCTTAGCGAGTTCAGCGTACTTAGCCTCGAGCCTCTTCTTAGCCAAGAGATATCCCGCGACTCCGCCGACAGCCAAACCTAGAACTGATCCACACGCAATCAGAACCTTGGTGTTCATCAATCCTCCTAGATCTTATCGTGTATGATTCCGTCGACGTTGAAATCGAGAAGAATGGAACGCTCGTGGCCAAGCACGAACCGCATACCCGAATGGCGATCACCCTCGAATATACCGAAGGAGACATAGCCATCTCCATTACCCTGAACCCAACCCACAACTGCTCCCTCTTTCGATCGAGGAAGACCTAGCATGTCGTAGACCTCATTCAAGAATATGTGACCTCGAGAATGTAGCATGTCGTTGGCATAGTTCTGCTGAGACTGGAGTAGAAACTGGTTATAAGACTCAGTCTTACTCCACATGGAGGAAGATTCGTCGAAGAACCGAGCATAGATAGAAGCCCCATTCGGACCAACCTGCTTAATGGTCTTCGTCTTGGGACCCTTATCTGTCTCTTCGACAATCTCTCGATCTTCCATCTGGTATCGGAATTCACGGTCCTTGTCGGGACCAAGCTCATTCACGACACGCTGACGATACTCTCGGAAGCCCTTGTCTAGTGCCGCATATGCAGCCGTGATAGCCAAGTTCCTACGACTCAGGATGAAATGTGAACCGGTAAGAGCAGCGATGGAAAGGATACCCACCACAGCAGCAGGAGCGTAAACCCTTGTGATTTCCCCTGCAGTCCTGAAGTGTAGGATCATCTTGTCTTTCTTCCGGTCTTCGTCGGTGTAGTTTGGGAGGTTCGTATACTCTATCCTCCCCATAGTTTTGTCGTGTTCATCCATAATAGCATCGAGATGCAGAGTCGCACGACTAGCAAGCACTACTGTGCCTACCACGCCGACAACGCCGGCAGTAAACAGAATGACAGGCGAGTGCTTCTGACCGACCAGAACCTGTCGGGCCACTCGACTTGTCAATGCGTTTTTCAAACCTTTCAGATTCATGATGCTCTCCTAATCAAGAGGGTCGGGCTTGGGTAGATTCAGTAAATATCCATTAGCTATCCGAGTAACACCAGCACCTCGAATATCAGTCCAGCCCCACCGTTCGTCAGTGAAGCTACCAGTGATACCTACCAGTTCATACAAATCGTTGACTGTAGCTTGCTCGTACTTAGAAATAAGGTCGAAGAGACGATCTATAACTTCATCAGCTTCCCCTCTGGTCGCCAAGATAATCTCATCGAATTCGTGTGTTCCTCGAACGCGTCGACTAACTGAAGGACGAGGTTCTTCCGGTCTCCCTCTATTCCACGGCGCAGACGAAGAATATCGATTGTAACTTACGTGTCCGCTTGGAGTCCCAGTACGAAAACCCGTACGCCTACTGGTAGAACGAGATTCTCCGAAAAGCATCCGCTCAATACCCTGGCTTACAATATCAGCAATCGTATCTTTCATAGCTGGGACGAGCACCTCAAATATGACATAGCTC